GGTTGACGGGATTTTGACCGTAAAAACGATCCCCTTGGGGCTTGCGGTGTTACCGCTTACTACCAGCGCGGCATCAAACGGTGGATCGCCCTCAACACCGTTCCACGCAATAACTTGATGACTGCCGCCGCCTAGTGGTTTTGTGCTGATTAACGCGCCTTCGGGTGTGACGACGCCGTTGTTGAACTCGTCGTACTCGGTTTCATCCATGGCGACCTTGATGTAATCGCCAGGCGCCAAGCCTGCAGTTAAGCCATCGTGCGTGGTTTTGAAGCTGATGGTGTGCGTTGGGATGCGACGCATCCTGATCAAGAACTTGGCGGCATCGATCGCATGAGCGCGGCTGGTGCAATACGCCGACATGTCAAGCTGCTCGATCGGATCGGTCTCGGATCCGGTGGCCTCACGCACCAGCACTTCACGCACCACTGGGAACAAACCTGGGCTGGTCAGATCATTGCTGGGACGCTCTTCGCGGTAACGCGCTGAAACCTGAATCGGATCGCGGTCCTCGGGATCGAAGTATTGAAGCTGGAAGCTACCTTCCGCAATGTTGCCTGCTGTAAACAGACCAGCGATCGGGACAGCCGAGAACGAGATTGCGGGCCTGAGGAAGTACTTGCCGTCGATCTCACCGAACTGCAACAGGTGCGTGGCGGCCAAGTCGGCTGCCCACTGCCTGATGTTGATTGGCTCCGCGACTGCGGCATCGTAAAAATACTTGCGATCTTCGCACCACTGCGCGGCAGTTGCGAACTCGGTGGTATCGATCATGTATGACTTGATGAACGAACCAGCGCCATAGCGGGCGTTTGTCATCAGGTCATGCAGCACATCCGGGAACAGATGTGTAGCGCCGGAGCCACCAAGCATTTTTGTGCATTCCTTGCCGCCGGTCACATAGCTGGAGAACTGCGCGAACTGCTGCCATTCCGCTGATGAACGAATGTTGATGCCGACTAAGGCAAGGTCGTCATACAGTGGCGCTACCGAGTTTGGAACGATTTCGTTGACGTAAACGATTTCGTGCTCGGGGCCAGACTCGGCGGAGCTATTGATCTCGGAGTAAACAAATGTCTCAGCGAGTTTGCCATAATCGTCGATGTAGGTATTGGTGTCAACTAACGGCAGACCGCGCAGTGTGCGGCCTTCGTAGTTGTAATCATCGTCAAGTTCAGCAACCGCTTTGCCGTAGTTGACGCCAAAATTGGTTTCGTTCAGCGCAACTGATTCGCCGTTGAACACGGCAGTCGTTCCATTCTCGCTGACGGTCGTGCGGCCTTTCTTTGGATCGAGCACATAAAGCGTTGCGCCGGAACCGTAGTGGCTGTTGCGGATCTCGAAACCAGATAGCGGTTCAAACATGAACTCGCGCTGTTTGATGCTGCTGAACTCCAAACGGATGTAGTTGAAGACAGCCTGCTGTGTTTCGCTGCGGACACCGTAAGCGTGGGTCAGCGTTGTCCAACTGCTGCTGGTAATGTCGCGGTATTTGACCTTGAAGAATGAGTAGCGCTGAACTGGCGAGGTGATAACACCGCTTTGGTACAACGAACTCTTGATTTCGTCGATGTCGGCGTTCGCAAACTCTTGGCAGTAATTTGTGTCGGCAAACTGGTAGGTTTTGGCATCGCGGAAATTGCACAGATTATTGATTCTGATGCCGAGCGTGGATTTCAAGCCAAGCTCTACAGCCTGACAGCCGCGTGTGGTAGCAACCTGGCCTCGGGCATAACGCAGCAGATGCCCACCAGTTGTAGCTTTTTCACGTGAACCGGCATCGCCACCAACGTCAATCAAATGCGCTTCGGTGTAACCCTTAACAAGTCCAGCCTCAACGACACTGAATGTTGCGCTAACTGTGACCGCACCAACGCTGCTGCCATCAAGATCGGCTTCGGAAACAAACTGGTCTTCGGTGCGTGTTGTGCAAACCGCAAGTGCAGTACCGATTTTGTAAACCTCACCAACGACAATCTTGTCGTCCCAGCCTTTTTGCAAAGACGCCACGGATGATGCAACGTCGCGTGCTTCAACCTGATCGGCACCAGCGCCGAATGTAGTGGCCCAGTCACTGTTGTAAAACAGTTTGTAAGTCAGCGAATCCCCAACAGCGACAGACTGCTCAGTGTTATCTCCGATAATGCCGCTGAAGGTTGAAAAGTCAGCGCGGAATTTGTTGCGACGATTGATCTGCTGATCATCGTTTGGACAATCAACCTGCAGGCGGCCATCGGTGGTATTTGCTTGGTACTGACTGCGAACACCTGGCCGGATGACAGGGTTGACCTTGTACATCAGGTCATTGCCAATCGGTGCATAGACGCCGAACGTGGTCTGCGTGCTCGGGCGATTGGATGAGCAGAAGTCTTGCTGCTCACCTCCGTCCCAGTACACCTGAAATACATCGGAGCTGCTGGAGCTGCCGTCATCGTTCGCTTCAGTGCGACCAAGAACGCGATCCGTCCCAGCAATGCGGCCACCATCGGGGCTGAAGTACACCGTGACACGAGCGCCTTGTTCGGTTGCGGAGCTGTTGTCGAAGACGTAGCCCTGCAGCGTATTGGAGCCGATCGCAAATCCAGCAGTATCGAGACTGCTTACAGTGCCTTCACCAAGAAGGAACACACCACGCAGCATCTGGCCGCCGCCAAGACTCAAGATTTGGTTCCACAGCATCGGCATGTTGATCCTGATGCCGCCGTAGTAGCTGCCGCTGATCGATTCACGTTTGGCGTAAACGATCGGGATGATACTGCCGAGTGTGGCAATATCCTGCTGACTGTCGAATCCGTACCGTGGCGCAAACCTGCTGTTGCGAATAATCGGGTCGGTGGTGTCCTGCGTCTGACGTGGCTGCCCTGGTGCTTGGCCGGGTTGCGGAACTGTTGGCTTGAGTAGCGCCGAAACCGCCAACGCACCAAGGCCGACCACGAGGTTGGCGATGGCGATTACGGTGGCAACCTCAGCCACCACTGCAGGTTGCGGGCCTTCGGCTGCGCGTTTTCGTACCTCAATTTGAAAATGACGGTACTGCTCTTCCGTCAGACCAAGAATGTCGGCAAGGTAGCGATCAGAAGGCAGCATCATTTGAACTTCCTGAATTTCAGCGGTTTACAACGATCCAGTGGTATCCATTGAACGCCACGGCGGTGGTGGACGTGAAGCAAGCCGTTATCAACAACAATGCCAACGCCGATTGTTCGCGCAGTGGAGAACAAAGTAACCGCGTACTCCTCTGGGGCGTCTAACGGTATTGTACTTTGCTCGTAAAATTGCACTAACTCTTGATGCACTCCTTTCTCAGCTAAATCAAGCCAGCTTGAATCAAATGCAGGGTGTGAGATACCCGCATCATCAAGAACGTTCCAGGTCATGATTAAGCAGTCGGCGCCGATGCCGTTGCGTGGATCAGCGCGGAACTTATGCGGCAGGCCGATCCATTGGCGCCACATCAGCTCACCACCAATGCGCCGGATGTGGGTAATGCACCAACCAATGCGGTGCTAAGCGTGCGACGCGGCACTTGCGCTTTGACGGCATCGAGCGGTGATGTCAGCTTCAGCACCACGCGGGTGGTGTCCATGTCGTAGGAAGCAACGCGCCAGATCTCGGATGCAGCCAGTGCTTCATCGGCAAAGGTCAACGGATCAAGGCTGACGGTTTTGATCTCCAGCATGTAGCGGTTCTGCACCGCTTCGGCGAATAGGTTGACGGACAGTGCATCCGTACCAGCCACGAGTGATGCGCTGGAGCGGTCACCGCCGCGAGCACCTCCGCCGGATGATACGGCGAATGGCGCGAAGCTGTAGGTGATGCCGTCGTAGACACGCTGCTCGTTGATGCTGAAGTTCTGGTACGGCGTGCCGGTGTACGCATCAGCCTGCGTCTTGAAGCGAACGTAATTGACGAATGCGTAGGCGCTCATCAGATACCCACCTTGCTGCGCGTTCTAGGGCTATTCTGCAACGCCTGTAATGTCAACGCACGACCGCGCTCGGCAGACTGCGCTCCGATGCGCTCTGCTTGCTCACGGGTGACGTACTCGACGCCATTAATCATGGTCGATTCATACTTCACGTTGATCGGACCAGCGGATTGCATTGCCTGGGCGGTGTGTTGCGCTTGGGCGATCGATTCAGCATTGCGGGTGAATGGAAGCTGAGCCATGCTCGCTTGTTGCATCGCTTCGTTGGAGGTGATGCTGCCCTGCTGGAATGGGACGAACAACTCAGGCCCACGTTCGCCGACGATGTAAGGCTGGTTTGCGTTGACGGGGCCGCCGTTTGCCATGCCGGGAATCCCAGAAGCGCCAGTTAAGAACCCGGAGATTCCAGACCCTGCACCAGAGCCTAGATTGCCAAAGCCCGTGAGGTTGAAATTGCTTGCTTGGGTGCCGACAGCTGGGGATTGCCCCAAGCCAAATGCACGGGCGATGCCGATTGCGATGTACTCGGCGATCATCGTTGTTGCCGTTTGAGCAAGCTGATCGGCAATCGTGGTCAAGAAGTCTGCAAACGCCTGCTCAACGCTCTTGGTTCCAGCAATTACTTCGCGGAAACCGCTGATCAGGGCATTGACTGGACCTTGGACCTGCGCAAGTGCTTCGTTGTAAAGAAGCTGCTGCTGCTCTGCTGCAGCAATCGCCGGAAGCAATTCCTGGTACGCAGTCCTTTGGGCGTTTAAGTTAGCAATACGCTCCTCAATTAATCCCCTCTGCTCATCGTTCTGCGCTCCAGTCAGTGCAATTTTTTGCAGCTCCAACTGGTTGTTGATCTCTCGAAGTGCGTTGGCGTAGCGGTTGGCTTGCTCAGTTGCCAGGTCATCGAAAGCGTTTGTTCCAAGCTGTAGGCCGCCGAGTTCCTGCTCCAGTTGTGTTCGGAGTCCTGTCAGTTCCTGTTGCCCACTCAGGCGCTGTTGTTGGCGCTGAACCTCAAGTGCGGCTTTATCTGCCTCAAGCTGTCTCCTCTTGAGGTCGTATTGCAGCTCAAGCGTGAGTAGCTTTGCTTCCTGGAGACGTACATCCTCGGTACTGAGGGCAATCTGATCGCGTTCTTGTGCTTTGCGCTTGTCTAATCCGGCTAGCTGGTCATCGATTGCAGCTGCTTTTCCTAATTCCAGAGCATTGAGCTTGTCTGCGATGTCGGTTTGCTTAAGGTCTTCAGAAATAAGTGCAGCTCTTATTCTCAACTCTTTTTGCAATGCCCGCTCCGCTAAGCGAGCAGCTTTTTCGTCCGCCCGTGCCGCTTTCTCTGCGTCCCGCTTGGCTTTGTCGTCTAATCGCGTCTTTGCGTCAACACGCTCTCTTTCTATACCTAAAAGTTGCTCGCTAAGACGGAGATTTTTCAGTTTTACTTTTAGCTCCGCTTCTTCAGCTGTGATTGAACCGCGCTTGAGTGAAGTGTAAATCTCTTCGTTTTCATTCTTTGCTTCCTGAACAGCTAGAAGACTTCGCTGTATAGCGTAAGTATCTATGTCTGTTTTCTTATTAACCTCTGCAACTTCTGTCTTTTGTTTTTGTAGATCAACTTCTCGCTCAAGAGCAGCTACACGATCTTGGGCCGCCTGAGAAATATTGTTTTCCTGGATCTCTTGAGGTCGGAACTGCTCTGGAACAAGGTCAAGGAAGTCCTGCCCTGTGATGCTTCTGGTCTCAGTAAGCCTTTGCGCTTGGAATCCGAGAGCGGTTAGAGCAGTGAGGAAGCGCTGAGTCGCGATCTGATTACGTTCCAGTTCATCGCCTGCTTTCTTGTATGCATTGGCAAGGTCCGTGCCAATGGTTTGCGCAAGCTCGGCTTGTGCTGCCTCAGCAGCTGCAGCTGTCTGGCCGCTGGACTGGAGATTGCTGATATAGCTCTTTAGATCTGGGTCTATGCGTCCCAGAATCCGCTCCAACGTGCCTGCAGCGTTTCCGCTCTGTCGCAGGCTCGTGGAAAAGTTGAGTGCCGACTCTGCAGCTTGATCGAACAGCGTGCCAAGAGAGCTGAGCAGCACTTGCAGTCCGAAGCCGTCTGGTCCCACAAGGGCACCCGCAACGCCGCCTCCAACGGCTCCCGCACCACCGCCAAACAACAGGGGGAAACCTGCACCGAGTGCCAGGTTCTCGGTTGTGCGTTGCCGTCGCTGCTTAAGCTCGCCTCTTCGGTTCAAGCGGCGATCGAAGTCCTTGAGTGCTTCGTCGTTTACCCGCTTCTGCTGACGAAGATCCTCTGCCGCCGCTTTATCAATGTTCTCTAGCTTTTGCTGAAACTCGAAGTTTTCCAGCTTGAGTCTGTTGTCTGACGCCTGCTTGTCTGCAGCTTTCTGTGCTCGCAGCAGATCATCCAGGGACTGATCCAGCTGGTCGGCAGCTTTTCTTACTTCCTTTTCAGCTTCTATACGCTTTTTAACCTGCTCTGCAAGGCGCTTATCAAAGTCAGCAAGTGCCTTGTCATTAGCTTCTTTTTCTGCCTGGAGCGTGGCAGCAGCTGCTTTATCTGCTGCTTCAATCTGATTAGTGAGCGCAATGTCATTGAGACGATTCAGTGTACTAAACCTGTCCGCATCTAGGCGCTTTTGTAGGTCGTTTAACTCTTGAATACCTCTTGCAAAGTCATTAAGTATTCTGTCCTGCTCTTGTGCTTGTTCTCCTAGGAAGCTATCGCGGCGCTGCCTAGTTTCGATGGATTTGCGGCCTTTGCTGGCTTCCAGTTCAGTGACGTTGACGCCGGAAGCGCGACGCAGAAGGTCAGCCTGTTCGCGAAGCTCGTCGTTAAGACGGGCATTGACAGTGACTAACTTATTTGCAATTTTCTCTGCTGTGGCGCTGCTTGAGTTCCACTTGTTTAGCTCTGTTTGGAGATTTTGCTGGCGACGCCCTAGCTCGGTTACTGTTTCTGAAGTTTCAAAAAGTGCTTTTCTGTACGCCTCAACAATGGCTACGTCGAACTGTGCTTTAGGGTCAACAAAAGAATCGTCAAATGCTCCTGTAAGTTTTGAGTAAGTGTTTACAAGCTCAGTAAGCGGCAGCTTAAGTTGACCCGCTACTGCGCCAAGCTTTAACAGCCGTGCAGAAGCTGTAGCAAGCTGAGGGCCAAACGCAACTAAAGCTGCAGTAGCGGCCGCAATGCCTCCCACAAGTCCGGGGTTTGCTGCCGTGAACGTCACGGCAGCCGCAGTTGCGTCAGTTAAACCTTCAGCAAGCCCGCCAAGCGCCGTTTTAACAGGCGAAATCTTGTTTATTAGACCTACTGCCCCTACAGCAGCAAGACTATTTACTAAGCCCAGCGCGTTACGGGAAGCAAAACCCAATACGTCTGTTAAACTTCTGACGCTTTTACTAAGTACGTTGAACGATCTTTTAGCTTGACTAATATCAACTTTACCTGCTATTTGTATGTCCTTAGATACCTTACTGAGCGCTGAAATCCTACGCTCAATCTGGTTTATTGCCGCATAAGCCTTATCTACCTGTACGCCCAGGATGATGTCGGCGTTAAACTGAGCCACGGGCCGCCGGTAGCACTACTGCTTAGTCTACCGACGACGCGATTTTGCTCTTTGCGTTGCCTTGTCCTGCTCGTCGTTGAGGTAGCCGAAGTAAGCGCTCCAGAGCAGGAGTTCTTCTTCGGTTACTTCGTCGAGCAAGCGGCGAAGGGTCATGCCTAACTCCTTCGCCACGCCCATGCAAAGCAGGAGCCAGTTGTCTTTACTCAGCTCCGTCTGCAGAACTTTTCATGTCGAGGGGATCCTCTTCCTCCTCGTCAGCGCCCAGCACGGCAAGCATCAGCTTTTGCAGGTCACTGTCGCGGATGTCGTTCTTTAGAGCAGCGGCGTCGCCAGGAGCAAACAACTTTTGGCCGTTCTCGTCGGTGGCCTTGTTGATCAGGAGTTGCAGTGCAAACGCTCCAGCGTCGTCGGAGCGGGCTTCTTTCTTGGCTCGGTCGCGCTGGGCTGCCGTGAGGGGTGTGCAGTACAGCACTA